ATGAGAACGGCGAATCGCCCGCAAGGACATCAGCAGCAAGCACAGAACCATCCTGCGCCCAACCAAGGTGCAAAATGTTTCATGCCCAATTGCACGTCCAGCGCGACAAGCACAACCGTAGTGCAGGTTGCTCCTGGTGTAGAAACTGATTTGCCGATTTGTACTCCGCATGAAGAATCATTGAACAACGCGAAAAAGGAAGCCGCGACCAAGGCGGAAAACAGTCGCGTAGTAATCAACATCGAGCGTGACGATGATAGCGAAGACGCACCATTCGGTAGGTGTCATGTATGCGATCTGCCAGTAGGTGTGTTCACGATGGATTTGTTGATGGATCGTGATGCCACCAGTGGGGATGAAGTTGCAGTGAAATGGTGGGTGCACGCATCGCAACTCAATAATGAAGGCGTGTATGTAGAAGATGGTAAGACAAGTTGCCATCCAGGTTGTGGATGCCGTACGAGGGCGCAAACAGGTTATGTACGTGCCGTAAACGTCATCACGGTTCCTAACTAACATGCCTACCACGGATGACAGTAAAGACCCACGTTTGACGCATGGACCAGATACCGAGCCAGTTCCACAGTCAGAAGTGTATCTAGTTTTGTCAGAAGAAGAACGTGCGAAGGGTTTTGTCAAGCCGTTGCGTAGATCGTATATCCACCGCGCTTGTGGTGTAGTGACCACGATGTCTCTAGCATTATGCGAAACATACGCTCGTGATCCACATTTTTATGGTAATACATATTGTTGTGGGTGTAGCAAGCATTTGCCAATTAGTGATTTTTACTGGGTCGAGGACGGGGCGACGTTAGGCACATGACAAATATCATTACTACATCTTTCATTGCGGTAGAGCTTGCAGACCTGATGGGAACAGATCACTCGGTTGTTGAAGCGGCGCGTGTTTCAGTGATCGGTTTCAATGAAGATACTAAAGATAATGCCGGCGATAGGGGTTTAATCAATTACTTGATGTCACATCGACATGGAACCCCGTTTGAACATGCAGTGATGAAGTTTCGAGTTCATGCACCATTATTTGTTTATCGCGAATGGCACCGGCATCGTGTGGGGTGGTCATACAATGAAGAAAGTGGAAGATACAAGCAGTTGGAACCAGTGTTTCACGTTCCGGCTCGTATGCGCCCTCTCATCAACGTAGGGACGTCAGCACGGCCCCGGCTAACACATGGCAGCGAAGCGCAGTACAAGGCGCTGGTGGACCGAATGACAACGCAGTACGAAGAAGCCTATGAGGCGTACGAAGCATCGTTGGAAGATGGCATCGCCAAAGAAGTTGCCCGATCAGTGTTGCCAGTTGGTATCTATTCATCTATGTACGCCACGGCAAACCTGCGTAGCATTATGCACTTTCTTTCATTACGTACAGATAGTACGGTGGCCATGTTCCCGTCTAAGCCACAGTACGAAATTGCAGAAGCAGCAGAACGAGTTGAACATTTGTTTCATATCAATTTCCCTGATACTCACAACGCCTGGCACACCAATGGAAGGGTTGCGCCCTAATGGCACAAGCAAAAGCACAACCAAAGGAAATTGAAGTAGAAGCAGAAGACAGTGAAACAATCCTTGAAGAAGCACAACGTATCGTGCATGGCGTTAAAAAGAATGATTATGGCGCGGCGCATGAATCCTTTACACGTATCGCAGAGTTGTGGTCAATCACCCTTGATCGGCACATCACGCCAGAACAAGTTGCATTGTGTTTGATTCAGTTGAAGATTTCTAGGTATATCCACGGCCAACAGCGCGATTCAATTGTGGACATTGCTGGTTATGCCGGATGCCTAGGCCAGTTATATGACATGCGACCAGTAGCAGGGTAGCCATGGCTGAGTACAAATGCGGTTTCAGTGGATGTAGCGAACCCACTGAACATACAATGAAGGTGTGGGCTGGTAGAGGTAAGGGCCGCAAGCAATACGTAGTGAAGATTTGCCAGATGCATAACGAAGCAGTGAAAACAGTAAATTTGGAATGGAGCAAGAAGTGCTAGAAGTCAATTCAAACATGGTTGATGTCAAGTGCGTGAATTCAGAATGCAGTGCATATGAAAAGGTTAAGACCGTTGGGTACCAGCATGTGGGGCAAGAGGTTTATATTGCCGCTCCGTTCATGTGTGGTATCTGCCATTACAACATGTTGAGAGTAAAGTAAATAAAACAAATGACATCCATACTGGAAACAAGATACGTTGAAGACGTTGACACAAAACGTCGGCAAAAGTATGTACTTGCAAGATTCCCGCAAACCGACCGTGAACTTTGGCTCTGGGTGTACGCAACCTTTGGGGTCAAGATTCCAGTGCGTGCGGTTTGCCCCGGACATGTAGCACCGTTCCGGGCATTTGCAGATGCATATTTTGCACGTAGCCCGATTTCAGTGTGGAAGGCATCGCGTGGCCTAGGAGGCAAGACGTTCTTGCTTTCGCTGTTAGGAATGACAGAAATGGTTACGCTGGGCGTGTTCCTGACCATCCTAGGCGGATCAGGGGCACAGTCCCAGCGCGTACACGAAAGTATGAAAGAGTTTTGGGAAGCACCTAACGCACCGTTATATATGTTGCAACACCAAACTCAGTTCAACACATATTTAACAAACGGTGCGAAGGCCCGTACCCTTACCGCATCGCAGTCCAGTGTTCGTGGTCCCCACCCACAACGTTTGCGGATGGATGAGATTGACGAAATGGATTTGCCTATCCTTCAAGCGGCACAAGGCCAGCCGATGAAGTCAAGGCGTTTGCCCGCCGTTAATACACAGACCGTTATGTCTAGTACGCACCAGTACCCCGATGGCACAATGACGTACGCGTTGAATTATGCCAAGGAGCGCGGGTTCCCGATTTATCACTGGTGCTTCCGTGAAACATCTGCCATAGGTGGATGGTTGACGCCGGAAGAAATTGAACGTAAGAAAAGCGAAATTAGTGCGGACATGTGGGCGACGGAATTCGAGTTGCAGGAACCGTCGTTTGAAGGCCGCGCGATTATGACCGCACAAGTTGATATTTGTTTCAATGCAGCGCTTGGCACGGCCACCGGAGAACAAGGTCTTGAATATTTCTTTGAATTACCCAACACAACTCATTCGTACGTTACCGGCGTGGACTGGGCCAAAGACCGAGACTGGACAATCATTGCAACGTTCGACACAACAGACCCGGACAAGTGGCGTTGTGTTGCATGGTTGCGAACCGGCAGGTTACCGTGGCCAATGATGGTGAAGCGTGCGAATCTACGTATCACTAAGTATGGCGGAAAGTTTATCCACGACAGTACCGGAGTGGGAAACGTAGTCAAAGACTTGCTTGATCTACCACCATCACTATCTTCGGAAACCGATTACATCGACCAGACAATCGGTGGAACGTTCCGCAAAAACATGTTGAGCGAATACATTGCAGCGATCGAAACATGCAAGATTGAATATCCACGGATTGAATTTGCTTATAACGAACATCGCTATGCAGTGAACAATGATATATACGGAACAGGTCATTTACCTGACAGTATTTGTGCCGGTGCGTTAGCATGGTCTATGCGTAACCAGCACTCTGTTGTGGCAGGCACGCCCGCCGTACACGGTGAAGGTTTGGATCGTGCGCGCTCGCCGTGGAAAATCTAAGAAGGGCAAAGCATGACGGTTCCAGTAGGCGGCACAATCGAGGCCGTGCCGGAAGTCTTGGCGGTAAATGCAACAAATTTAGATATTCCTACCGCCAGCGCCTTTGTGGAAATGGGTGTCAGTGGCCTCAAACGCGCTAACGGTTATGTATATGAAGAATTCTTGCCGCAGCTTCAAGGCATCAAGGCAATGCGGGTATACCGCGAAATGTCTGAGAACGATCCCACGATTGGGGCGTTCCTTTTTGCCATTGAAATGTTTTTGCGAAAAGTTGAATGGTCAGTGCATCCGTTTGATGATTCGCCAGCGTCGAGTGTGCGGGCAAAGTTTGTAGAAGAATGCATGGAAGACATGTCGCACACATGGCCCGATTTAATCAGTGAAGCGTTGACGATGCTTCCGTATGGATTCAGTTACCACGAGTTGTGTTATAAGAAACGTCAAGGGCCGCAGGCACAGAATTCTGGTGCAGTAGAAGCAACCGCAGTACCAGACAATCAGAATTATGGATACACAGCATACGAAGAACCAGAGGAAGACATCCCTAGCAGTAAATTCAACGATGGCCTTATTGGTTGGCGCAAAATCCCCATGCGCGCACAAGACACATTGCAGCGTTGGGGGTTCGATAGAAGTGGTGGCATCCAGGCATACATTCAGCTTGCCCCTCCTGACTTTCAAATTCGTGTTATCCCAATCCAGAAAGCGTTGCTGTTTCGTACCACCACCAAACGTAATAACCCAGAGGGTCGCAGCATTCTGCGAAACAGTTACCGACCGTGGTACTTCAAGCGGCGCATCGAAGAAATTGAAGGCGTGGGCATTGAACGTGACCTCGCGGGGTTACCAATCGCCTTCGTACCTTCGGACTATCTAAGCAAGACAGCAAACGCAGATCAACGGGCAACCGTAGAAGGTATGCGCCAGCTAGTAACAAACGTCCGCCGTGACGAACAGGAAGGGATTGTCTTTCCGCGAGCCTACGATGCGAACAACAACTTAATGTACGATTTTAAGTTGCTTGCATCTGAAGGCAATCGTCAGTTCGATACAGACAAGGTGTTACTTCGTAAAGCAAATGAAATCCTTGACACAGTGCTTGCTGGTTTCATCAGCCTTGGCAACGAGATAGTTGGGTCGTATGCGTTGTCTGTATCAAAAACAGGAATGTTTCAAGCAGCGTTGTCAGCGTGGTTGGACGTTATTGCAGAAATCTTCAATAGGTATGCGCTTCCACGTCTGTTTGAGTTGAATGGTTTTGACACAGATCAAATGCCTACGCTTATCCATGATGACGTAGCCGAACCATCGTTGGAAGAATTGTCAGCGCTCATTACCGCGTTGGCCGGTGCTGGGTATAACTTGGCAGGCAACCTAGAGCTTATGAATACAATCCTACGCATAGCCAAGTTGCCAGAATATGAACCAACAGCGGATGGTGTGCTTGACGATACACGGGAAAATGAAAACGGTGAGCAAGTACGTGTTGAACCAAGCACGGTGAACACAGCACCAGTTACCGTCACCGCAACCGTGACACCAAATGTTCCGAGTCCAACCCAAAGCACCACGCCAGCAAATACGCCAGGACCAGCGCCCGGTGGCCCCGGTGGTCGCAGTGGTTCGTAAATACAATCGTTTAACAATACCCGAAGATTTATCTATCCGGTACCCGTCGATACTGTGGGGAGAAAAAGAATGGGTTAAAGCATTTCAGCGAAACCCACAGTTGGCAGACGACATACTTGACGGTATGGCTTTGATAGATTCGCCAAAGCAACCTTCTTTTATCTCAGATCGCTTACTGTATAGGAAAGTAATAAACAGTAGGAGGAAAAGTGAACCATCTTCAATACACAGCAATGGTGGCGAAGATGGTTCCGGTTTTCCGCCGTACGTGGTACCAGCAATCAAGTCAGGCACGGCACACAGCGGCAGGATGGGAAAGTTTCGTTCGTGCGATGTATGAGCAAGTAAGCGTTGCGTTGTGGCAAGAATACAAAATTAGATTAGATGTGCACGACCCAATGACGCAACGTGAAATACGAGATATGGCCCTTGGTATTTCAAAGATGTTGAACCAAAGTAAGACGATGGGCGCACGCAAGGCAGCATCAGTTATGCCACGGGGCACAAGTAGACCAATTATGGCCGCTGCACGGGCCGTAGGCGGGTTATTGGGGCCACAATGGGGCGCAGCACCGGAAAGACGTCGAGCAACGCTTATACGGGCGGGTAGCAGAAACATCGACGGGTTGGTAGACGCATACACAAAGCACTTGACATCAGTGCGGGCCAATTTTATCGGTCAAAACGAAGTACGCGCCATTTTCAATGAAACATTATTGTTACATGTCATAGGAGGAAGCGTAACCAACAAGTATTTATGGAAATCTGTATTGCTAGACCCAGGCGCATGTGCAGTATGCCAGCCAGCGGGGTACTACCAGATACCATTGGACCAAACATTCGAGTTAAGCAACGGATCGCACCTAGCACCACCTTTTCACCCGCACTGTAGATGTTTTCTCATTCTGAAAGATTAGGAGCAAGGAATGGCGCTTACCCGAACGAATATTGGTACGCGGGAAGATGGTTCCCCGCTGTATCACTACAGCACAGACAAGGCAATTGTGTTTGTAGGTCCTATCAACGGATCAGTGACATGCAGTGATGGAACCGTGGTCGATGTTTCCGGTGAGGCAGTGGAAGCCGATAACGAAACACAAGCTGCCGAGATTGTCCATCTTGTTGCTATG